AGTCGCTGCAAGAGATGGAAAAGACCATGCTTCGGATGGCGCACCGCATGGTTGACCCGCCGCTCATCCTGACCGAGGAGGGGGCGTTAAACGCCTTCTCCGTGCGTCCTAACGCATTGAACTACGGATATCTGCGAGACGACGGTACGCCGCTCGTGCAGCCTCTGATAACCGGCGGCAATCTGCCGATCGGCATCGAGATGGCTGACCAGAAGCGCAAGGCCGTGAACGACTCGTTCTTGGTCACATTGTTCCAGATTTTGGTTGAAGAGCCTCGAGCCATGACAGCGACCGAAGTGCTCCAGCGCGCACAGGAAAAGGGCGCTTTGCTCGGGCCGACGATGGGTCGCCAGCAGTCGGAGTTCTTGGGGCCGGTTATCGATCGCGAGCTCGATCTGCTGTCGGCGAGCTTTTCGCTGCCGGAGCCGCCGCCTGTGCTGCTCGAGTACCTATCCTCGGGCGGCGAGATTTTGCCGAAATATCAGGGGCCGCTTGCTCGGCTGATGAAAACCGAAGAGGCTGCCGGCATCCTGCGCACGATCGAAGCCATGCTGCCGGTCGCGCAAGTCTCTGGCGATATGTCGGTGCTGCGTCGAATCAATGCAGACGAGGCGATCAAGCTCATTGCCGAGGCCAACGGTGTGCCGGCCAAGGCGCTGCGCACCGACGAGGAGCTCGAGGAGATGGATGCTGCTGACGCTCAAGCCGAGCAGACGCAAGCCCTGCTGGCCGCGGCTCCGATCGCTGGGCAGGCCGCTGAACGATTTGCTAAGGCCGAACAGATCGCGGCATCGGCCCCGCGTAGAGCAGTCCCGGGAGTTTGACGATGGATGCGCAGATGCTTTTCAACGTATTGGTCGGCGTGTCCGGTTTCTTGGGCGGTTGGGTTCTCAATAACATCAGCCGCTCGATTAACCAGCTTGATCGGGATGTGCGCAATATGCCGCACGTTTACGTTACCAAGGTCGACTACCGAGATGATGTGCAGCACATTCGCCGGACGCTGGACGATATTTTTAATCTGATCAACCAACTTTCAACGACTAAAGCAGATAAGTGATATGGAGCTGTTCGAGATCTTCACCCGCGCATGGCCGGTGATTCTCGCGCTCATCACGCTGATCATCGTCCTGTCAAAGCTAGATCTCCGAGTCGCCGTGCTTGAGGATAAGATCAAGACCCTATTCGATCTAATCAACAAAAAGTGAGGCTGCCGCCATGATGACTATGTTGTCGACGTTTCTGTCGTTTCTCGCTGGTGGCCTCCCGAAGATCCTCGAGTTCTTCCAAGATCGGCAAGACAAGTCGCATGAGCTCGCCATCCTGCGTATGCAGAAGGAACGGGAGCTCGAGTTGGCTGCCAAGGGCTTTGCCTCGCAGGAAAAGATTGAGGAGATCAAGACCGAGCAAGTGCTGGCCCAGACTTATGCCGAGGAACGGGTTGCGCTGTACAAGCACGATACCGAGATCGGCAAGGGTGCTAGCCGCTGGATCATCAATCTTCGAGCCTCGGTCAGACCTGTCGTAACTTATATCTTTGTGCTGGAACTTGTTGTTTTGAATGCAACTGGTGTATGGTACGCATATAGCACCGGCATCCCTTTTGCCGTGGCTATGGATAACGTCTTTGGCGAAGATGAAATGTTGATTCTGTCCAGCATCATTGCTTTTTGGTTCGGGACACAGGCATTTAGCAAAAGATGAACACAAGCGAGCAGGCGCTCGCGTCGATTAAGAAACACGAAGGTGTGCGCCTGCGACCGTATTTATGCCCTGCCAAGCTTTGGACGGTGGGCGTCGGCCATATGCTCTATCCCGAGCAGGCTCGTTTGCCGGTGGTGCGAACCGCCGATAATGGCAATTTCCCTCTACGCCGGGACTATCCGCTAAAGCCCGAGGATAACCGTGTCTGGGACATTGACGAAGTGGACGCTCTCCTTGCTCAAGACCTTAAACGGTTTGAGTCAGGCGTGGCCCGATATTGCTCTGTTGATCCTGATCGTCAAGGCCAGTTCGACGCATTGGTGAGCTTTGCCTTTAACGTCGGTCTCGGCAATCTCCAGCGATCGACGCTGCGCATGAAGCACAACCGTGGCGACTATTGGGGCGCTGCATCGGAGTTCATGAAATGGACAAAAGCCGCAGGAAAGGTTCTGCCCGGTCTGGTAAGCCGAAGGCAGGACGAAGCAAGGATGTATCTATCCCCGTAATCCAGATGTATGACGGGGTTTGGTATCGAGTCAAGGGTTATACCCATACCGAATGCTGCGACTGCGCTCTGGTTCACAAAGAGCAATATCGGCTCGTTGATGGGCATTTGGAATGGACAGCGGTGCGCGATGACGATCGCACCGAAGAGCGCCGAAAGGAACTCGGCATCAAAGTAACTAGAAAGAGGTGATGCGTGGTTTCTGCAAAGGCGACTGATGATCAAATCATTGCGACGCTACAGAAGTACAGGGGCATTCGTTCCAATGCGGCATCAGAGCTTGGGATGAATGAGCGCACCCTGTTGTACCGACTAAAACGAATGAGAGCGAACGGTATTGTTGTACCGGACTCAACCTACCAGCCGGGCAAGCAAACACCGAATCACGAAGCGTTTGAGTTCACTCCGATACCGGACGACGACGTATCTATCGAAGAGTTGATCGAGCAGCGCAAGCGCAAGTTTGCACACAAGCGCGAGCATGAGGAAGCGAGCAAGCTCATCCCGATTCGCATCAAGATTCCGGGGCCGATTGGGCTGCTGCATTTTGGCGATCCGCACGTTGATGATGACGGCACCGATATCGAGGCGCTCGAGCGTCACACCGAGCTCTGTCGCAAGGTTGAGGGACTGTTCGCCTGCAATGTCGGGGATAGCCTGAACAATTGGGTTGGCCGTTTAGCAAAGCTTTACGGTGAACAAGCAACATCTGCTGCGCAGGCTTGGCGATTAGCAGAATGGTTTGTTGATCGTTGTCGCTGGCTTTATATGCTAGCCGGGAATCACGATCTGTGGTCTGGAGCAGGAGATCCGCTCAAATGGATCGCAAAGCAGCAAGTCTCAAACTACAAATCCAGCGAGGCCCGCATCGCCTTGAAGTTTCCGAATGGCGCAGAGGTGCGTGTGAATGCTCGCCACGATCACGCAGGCTCGTCGGTGTGGAATCCGGCTCACGGCCCGATGAAAGCCGCGATGCTCGGCACTCGAGATCACATCTACGTCGCAGGCCATAAGCACGAGAGCGCCTACTCGGTGCTCAAAGACCCCATCAACGGGATCACGATGCATTTGCTGAAGGTAGCGAGCTATAAGGTTTATGATCGATACGCAAAAGAAAAGGGCTTTCGCGATAACGCATTCTCTCCTTGCGCGCTGACAACGATCAATCCGCTGCTGCCACCGACGCATCCAGATATGGTCAAGGTTTGGTGGGAGCCAGAGGAGGGCGCGGAGTATCTGACATGGTTGCGGAACCGATGAGCCTGATTCTGCTGTCGTTCCTCTGCTGTCTTGTGGTGGCAGATGGAATCCTGACGCATGAGATTCTGCGTCGCGGCGGTCGAGAGATGAATCCAGTTTTGCGCAAGCTGTTTGAGAAGATCGGCGTCGTCGAGGGACTGGTGCTATCTCGATCAATGCTGATTATGGTTTTCATTGCGTCGCTGAATTCCATGCCGGTTCTAGGATGGGTGGCGCTGAATGTGCTCTATGCGTTTGTGGTCGCTCACAACGCCAAACAACTGATGGGTGATTGATGCCTAGCATGGTTGCTGTGATGCGCGCCCGGGTTGCTCGGGTGCTGTTCCGGTCTCGCGCCTACAAGCGAGCCTTGATTGATGGCAAGACGAATCAGTTATCGCAAGACGGGCAAATCATCCTCGCCCATCTGAAGCGATTCTCCCGCTACGGGAAACCGCCTGTCGCCGTGGACAAGTCCGGTGCGACAGATATGTTCGAGGTTGGCCGCATGGTCGGTCGCCAAGAAACGGTGCAGCTCATTGTCGAGGCGCTGCAACTGGACGAAAAGACCTTGACCAATCTACAAGAGGAATTCATCGATGAGTGACGATCAAGGGTCTGCGGAAGCAGGCAACCCGACTGCTCCGGCAGCGGCTCCCGCGTGGTACGCGCCGGAAGGGATCGACCAAGGAACGGCAAGCCAGCTTGGAGAGCTGGTCAAAGCCAAAGGATGGAAGGGGCCGGCTGACGCCCTGTTGTCGTATCAGAATCTCGAGAAGGTATTCGGCGCTGACAAGGCCGGACGCACGATTCTCGCGCCCAAGTCAGATGACGATGCAGAGGGCTGGGATGCCGTCTATAACCGCCTAGGACGCCCTGAGAGCGCCGATAAGTACGAGTTGCCAGTACCGGAAGGGGATGACGGCTCGTTCGCTCAGGCGGTCGCTCCCGTGCTCCATGAGTTGGGGCTGACTAATAAGCAAGCCAAGGGGCTCGCCGAGTGGTGGAATCAAACGTCCACACAACGGATAGAGATGGAGCGTGAGTCATTTCTGAGCAAGTCTGAGGAGGAGTTCTCGGCATTGCGTCGAGAGTGGGGCGCAGCGGCTGATCAAAACATCGAGCTCGCTAAACGTGCTGTCGGCAAGTTTGGTGCAGACGCTGGGCTGGATGCTGACGGTCTCGAGAGATTGGAGCAGGCGATCGGCACCGGGCCGATGATCAAGTTGTTCCATGCCATCGGCTCATCGTTTGCTGAAGGTTCGTTCGTCGCGTCGGAAGCCGCATCCGGTGGCGCGCTCACCCCGCAGGCTGCGAAGAACAAGATCGCTGGAATGTTCGCTGATCAAGAATTCATGGGTCGTTACATGAACCGTGACGAAAAGATCCGTCAGGGTGCAATCGAGGAGATGATGCGATTGCAACGAATGGCTAACCCAGAGCTGTTTACAGAGTAGTTGCTAGTGTGATACGCGCGAGGTACTATCCTCGGCGTATTCTCCTGTGAGAGCTAGCCTTGAGACCCGGGAGAAATCTCGGGTCTCTTTTTTTGCGCATAGGACAGGGCAAGTCGTAAGACCCCAACTGACAGTCGGAAAGACGACCGATCGGTGAGAGCGTATCTCGCAAGGATTCTGGCCCCGGTAACGGACAAGCCATCCGAGAAACACTACATATTTAGTTTTTTTGGAGGGCTATCATGGCCGACAATATTGCATCAGTTTATGCCGTACAGTACGGCACTAACATCTCGCTGCTTTTGCAGCAAAAGGGCTCCAAGCTGCGCTCGTCTGTGCAGACTGGTTCGTACAAGGGCAAGCAGTCTGAAGTCGTCACGCAGTACGGTGCTACCGCTGCTCGTGCGGTTTCGACCCGCTACCAGCCGATCGTTCCGGTCAACACCCCGAACAACCGTCGTTGGGTGTTCCCGGAAGATTTCGATTGGGCTGACCTGATCGACAACTTCGACAAGCTCCGTCTCCTCGCTGACCCGCAGTCTGCCTATGCGCAGAACGGTCTCTACGCGATGGGCCGTGCGATGGACGATGTGATCATCAGCGGTATGCTCGGCGACAACAAGACGGGCGAAGCTGGCGGCACGACCACGGGCTTCGACACTTCAAACCAGCGCGTTGCTGTGAACTACGCTGCCTCTGGCAACGTGGGCCTCACGGTCGACAAGCTGCGCGAAGCGCGTCGCATCCTGATGGAAAACGAGGTTGATCTCGACGCGGAGCCGGTGTACTGCGCCATCTCTGCCGAGCAGCACGACGATCTCTTGGGCCAGATCCAAGTGGTCTCGAGCGACTTCAACAGCGACACTCCGGTGATGAAGGATGGAAAAGTGATGCAGTTCCTTGGCATCAACTTCATCCACACCGAGCGTCTGCCGACGAGCTCAAGCCATCGCCGCTGCCCTGTGTGGGTGCCTTCGGGCGTTCACCTCGGTATGTGGAACGACATCATGTCTGACATCACGCAGCGTCGTGACCTCTCCTCGCACCCGTATCAGATCTATCTGATGGGTACCTTCGGTGCTACCCGCACGGAAGAGAAGAAGGTCGTTGACATCCTGTGCGCGGAATAAGGGAGTAAGGGAAAATGGCAGTTGTAAACACTAAGAGTTCCGCTATCAGCAATGCCGATGCCAGCCCCGCTGTGCTCAACAGCCCCCGCGTTGTCGGTGGATTCCTTCGCGAATCTGTCGGCACCGTGGAAGTGGCCGCTGGTGACGACGATGGTTCGGTGTTCCGTTTCGTTCGCGTTCCGTCGAATGCGCGTATCTCCACGGTGGAGTATGCCAACGACGCGATCACGGCTGGCACGGACTACGATCTCGGCGTCTACGACACCGCTGATGCTGGTGGTGCTGTTGTTTCGGTGAATCTGTTTGGCGATGCGCTTGATCTCTCGAGCGCCCATGCCTTCACGGATGCCACTTATGAGACGACGGCGACCAACATCTCGAAGGTCGATCAGGAGTTGTGGCAGCTTCTCGGGTTGACCTCTGACCCGTCGAAGGACTACGACATCTGCGCGACTGGCGTGACTGTCGGATCGGCTGCTGGCACGATCTCCTTGCGAGTTCGTTACGCGGCGTAAAAAACTGGGGCGGGTCGGGAAACCGGCCTGCCCCTTTCTCCTAGGAGAGAATCATGGCAGAGCGTTTTTACGGTATTGATCGTGGCGAGCAGGGCGTTCGTAACGTCACCGAGGGCAACTCCTCAACTGCGACCACCGATGTTGAATTGCGCGTTGATCTTGCTGCGAACATGAACAAAGATGAAGTTCTGTACGCGATCGAGTCAATCAAGGACGCGATCATTCAAGATATTTGGCCGCCGGCTTAACGGTCTCGGGGTCTCCCGATGGCCGCTAGTAACGTAGCAATCGCAAACCTCGCGCTGACGAAGCTCGGGGATTTGCGCATTTTGAATCTCACGGACAACACTAAGCCTGCCCGTGAGGTGAATGCCGTGTTCGATATGACACGGGATTATCTCCAGCGCCGATTCTCTTGGCGCTTTTGTATCAAACGAGCAAACCTTGCTGCGGATACCACGACCCCTCTTTGGGATTGGGCCTATCAGTATCCGTTGCCAGCCGACTGTATGCGCATCCTGCAAGTCGGCCAATGGTATCCGTCGCCGGATCTATCTGATCTGATATCGACTGGTGGGCAGGAATATGTGATCGAGGGCAAGTACATTCTCTCGAATCAGGCCGGCCCGTTGAAGCTGCGTTATCTGTCTCGGGTAACTGACCCGGTGCAGTTCGATGCGGCGTTTGATATGGCTTTCTCCGCATACCTTGCGTACATTCTCGCCGAGCCTTTGACGGCTAGCGCGGAGCAGAAGCAGATGGCCTATAACGATTATCGAAACTCGATAAAGGATGCCGTCATAGCTAACGCGATCGAAAACCCACCGGAGTCTCTCGCAGACCAGACTTGGATCTTGGCGAGGCTGTAACGCATGGCAAAGGTTTCGCCTGCGATCTCGAATTTCAACGGCGGCGAGGTCGGCCCACTCCTATCTGGCCGCGTCGATTTCGAGAAATACTCGAGCTCTTGCTACAAGATGGAGCGTTTTGTTCCAACGGTGCAGGGGCCGGCCAAGCGAATGCCGGGTACTCGGTTCGTTTTGCCGACCAAGTATCAGGACAAAGTTTCGTATCTCAAGCGATTTGAGTTTTCGTTCGATCAAGCCTATGTGCTCGAGTTCGGCGATCAGTACGTTCGTTTCTTCACCGATCGCGGTGTGGTACTCGGTGACACACTTGATATCACTGATATCACAAAAGCCAACCCGGGCATATTGACGTACACCGGCACCGATCCTGCTAACGGCGACTGGTTCCTTGTGAGCGGCGTCGAGGGCATGACCGAGCTCAATGGCCGATATGTACAGGTTTCGAGCGTTAATACCGGCGCAAATACTTTTTCTCTGAAAGACTGGTTTGGCAATGCCATTGACACGACTAACTATGGCACATACGTTTACAACGGCGATCTGCAAAAAGTCTATGAGATTGCGAGTCCGTACACCGAGGCCGATTTAACGAACGCAGAGGGCGGCTGCGCTCTTTCTATCGTCCAGTCTGGTGATGTGCTCTATATCGGATGCGAGGGTTATGCGCCGCGCACGTTGACCCGTAGTGGTAACACGAGCTGGGCATTCGCGACTTACGCTCCGACCGATGGCCCGTTCCAAGTCGAGCCAATCGACTACAAGAATTTCACGCTCGGCGCATCATCTGGTACTGGCGTCTCGCTTGCCTGTACGACAAACATATTTGAGAACGAGCACGTTGGGATGCTGCTCCGGCTGGAGCCGGTCAACATCACGACACCTCCTTGGGAAACGAATAAGGCGGTCACAGCGACCAATCTGCGCAAGTCTGATGGCAAATATTACGAAGCCCAGAACTCCGCTACAACGGGCTCTGTGCGCCCTATCCACGAAGAAGGCACCGAGTCTGACGGTGCGGTGACTTGGGAATATCTGCATCCCGGTTACGTCATCGTCAAGGTGACGGCGATTACGGACGCGCAAAACGTGACCGTCGACATTATCGGCCCGGGCATTGCTCCTGCCGAGGTCGTTGCTGGTGACGATTGCCGTTATCGGATCGGCGCATGGGGTGAGGCGACAGGCGCTGCGTTCCCGTACAAGGTCGCTTTCTGGCGCGATCGTTTGTGGTGGTCGGGCAACCAGCAAATCTATGCGTCGGTAGCCGGTGACTATTTATCGATGTCGCCCGATACGCTCGGTGAGATCTTGGCTGATAACGCTATCTCGCTGACGCTCTCGGTTGGCACGGTCGACAAGATCCGCTGGATGACGGCATCGGATGTGCTGCTCGTTGGTACGGCAGGCTCCGAAGTTGCCGTGCAAGAGATCACGCCGAACCAAGTGCTCGGCCCAGAAAACGTCAAGTATGAGATCCAGTCGGCTGAAGGTTCGCGAGAGCTGGAGCCGGTGCTGGTCGAAGATTCTGTGCTGTTTGTGCGCATCGGTGGCCGGCGCATTCTCGAGTTGCGGTTCGACATTCAATCTGACTCTTGGGTTCCGCGCGACATGAACGTGCTGTATCCCGAGATCACGCAGTCCGGCATTGTCGAAATGGCGTACCAGAAGGAGCCGGATAACATCATCTGGACGGTGCTCTCTAATGGTCGCCTGCTTGGCATGACCTATGATCGAGAGCAGAACGTCTATGGCTGGCACCGTCATCCGATTGCGGGAACAAATTCCAAGGTCAAGTCAGCGCAAGTCATTACTAGCCCAGATGCTAGTGTCAACGACGTTTGGGTGATTGTTGAGCGATTGATTACGTCTGCATCTATAGCCAACTATCAACTGCTTGAAGATGGCTCGTTTTTGCTGCTTGAAGATGGATTCAAGATATTGTCTGAAACGTCTGTTTCCGGCGCAAACACTCGCAAATACGTTGAGTATTTTGCTGAAGGCTTTGAGCAGAATGATGATATTGAGGGAGCGGTTTATCTTGATACCTCTCTTGAATTTGATGGCGCTGTAGCAGAAGCATTGTTGCCGGGTTCTGGCGCGATTGTTCGCGGTGCTACGAATGTCCCGTTCACGGTGACATCGCTGTTTGAATTGACAACAGAAGCTGATGATTTCTTGCTGACTGAAGCCAACGAATTTATCGCAATGAATGATGATGTGTTTGTTGCTGGAGATGTTGGCCGAGAAATCCGAGTTCGCTATTTCGATGAATCTATCGAGCAATGGCGCACCTCTCGAGCGTTAATCACAAGCTATGTCAATGAGGGTGAAGTTCGTTGCACGATTCTTTCTCCGTTCCAAACTGAGAATGAGATCCCGGCCAATGGCTGGCGCATGACTTCTACGGTTATCAAGGGTCTCTGGCATCTTGAGGGGCAGACTGTTTCTGCTCTGGCTGACGGCGCAGAAGTTGAAAACCTGATTGTGTCCAATGGATCTATCACGCTGCCAGTGGCTGCTGCTCGAGCGCAGATCGGCCTGCCGTATACGTCTACGCTTGCCACTCAAAGGATTGATGCGGGTGCTACGGATGGCACGGCGCAAGGTAAGACGAAGCGATACCATCAGATCGTGATGCGCCTCTATGCAAGTCTCGGTGGCAAGGTCGGGCCGGATGCGACGAACACGGATTACATCCTGTATCGATCGCTGTCAGACTACATGGATGAGACGCCACCAATCTTGACCGGCGACACCGACAAGTTCCCGTATCCGGGTGGATACGAAACCGATGGCCGGATCTGGGTGCTGGCTGACCAACCGCTGCCGCTGACGGTGGTTGCGATGTACCCGAGATTGAGGACGGAGGACTAATGGAAGTCGTTTCGTTCAACGCTAAATATCTGCGAGCGATGGTGCTGCAAGATGCGCAACAAGTCATGGCTCCGCTCGTATTCGACGACGATTACTGCGAGCAGCTTGTGGAAGCCGGCCCCGCCTACACCGTACTGGCTGGCGAGAAGCCCGTCATGTGCGCAGGCGTGGCAGAGATGTGGGCGAACCGATATGCAGCATGGGCTTGGCTTGCAAAAGACGCAGGGCCGCACATGGTTGGCCTCACGCGAATTGTCGACGACTACCTAAACACTCGCCCGTATCGCCGGATTGAGGCGTATGTGGATGCTCGTTTCCCGCAGGGGCATCGATGGGCAAAGATGCTGCGGTTTGAGTTTGAAGGCTTGATGCGTTCGTTTGGGACGAGCGGTCAAGATATGGCGATGTATTCGAGGATTCAGTAATGGCGCAGTTCATACCATTTATCGCCGCTGCCGCCTCTGCTGTCAGCACGATCGCTGAAACAGCGCAGGCTCGCAAAGTCGGCGAAGCACAAGCTAGAGGGTTAGAGGAGCAGGCTCGCGCTGCATCTCTGGAAGCTGGAGCCGCTGAAGAAACTCAGCGTAGGCAGGCTCGTGAGGCATTCGGTGAGACTCGCGCTGCCGGTGCGCAGTTGGGACTGCTAGAGTCAACATCCTTTGCTGATGTCTACTCGCAGGCTGCAACCGCTGCCGAGCTGGATGCGCTCAATATCCGATACGAAGGCGAGGGTCGCCGACGCGGGCTGATGTTTGAGGCCGGCGCTACTCGTGCCGCAAAGCCGCTATGGGGGCCGGCAATTCTTTCTGCTGGCACTAATGCTCTGATGGCATTTTCTGCCGCTGGCGGCAAGATGCCGACTAAGCCGACAATTAATGATCTGCAAGAAGTCAAAATCTCTAGCAGAAAAGTGAAGCCGCGAGTTTATGTGACTGGCCCGCGTATGCTTCGGAACGTAGGTAGGTAATCATGGCAAAGCTCGAGTTCTATCGACAGCAGACGACGCCGCGCGTCATTGCTCCCGATGTCGGAGGGCTCGGGCGCATCCAGTCTGGTTTAGGTCAAGCCGGTGAGGCCATTGCTCGAGGCGCTGTGGCTGCCGGCCAGATGATTGAGCGTCGCAATCTGGAGATTGAGAAACGCCGTGAAGATGAGGCGGCGATTGATGCTTCATCTAAGTCTGTTGAATTAGCAAGTCGGTGGATGGAAGAAGAGCAGCGACTGCAAAAAGAAGCAGAGGACGCTGACGACTTTGACGGGTTTTCAGATAAAGCAACCGCTCGATATCAAGAATTGGTCAATGAGTATCTGCCAAATATCAAGTCAGATAAGGCTCGCGCTTGGTTCACAGAAAGAGCATCAATTCAGGGCCTTGATGTGCAGAAGAATTCTTCTGTGTTTCAAGCTCGCAGCTCTGTTGCAAAAACAGTCAGAACTGAAAGCGAGACCTTCAACGCTTCTCGCAGACTTGTTCAGGTAGATCCTTCAAAATTCTCAGAAGCTTCTGAGAGTTTAAAGTTATCTGCATCTAGAATTGAAGACAAGCAGGCTTCCGCTAAATTTTACGATCAGAACCGCGCCATTCTTGCGCAAGATGCTGGCATTGCTGCTGCTAATAAGAATCCGCAGCAAGTCTTAAAAGCTCTTGAAAAGCCACCCGGTCAGACCGGCTTTGCCTATCTTGATGCCTTGGATGCTGACTCTGTTGATAACGTCAAGGCGGCAGCAGAGCGCCGCATTGCGATCATGGAGCAGGAGCGCAGAGCGCGAGAAGCAGAAGCAAGGGATAAGTTATCTTCCGATATTGACGATCAGCTTGCTGCCATCAGCGTTGGCATCATTCCCGAAAAGCCATTTAGTCGTGCGCAATTTGCCGCCGCTGGAATTGCTGATAAATACGAAGACTATCGCAAGATGTATGATGCTGGTGCGACAATTATTTCTTTGTCGACCATGCCTAGATCAGAGGCCGCAGCTAAGATTGAGGCTATGCGCCCAACCCAGCAAAAAGGCGCTGCCGGCGACCTGAAGCGATATGAGATGGTGTCCGAGTCTTACGCCAGAATGGTAAAGGCGCAAGAAGATGATCCGGGCGGCTACATCATGCAAAGGAACCCAGCCGTTAGTCAGGCTTATAATGCAATCGGTGCTGCACAAACGCCGCAAGAGCAGAGGGCAGCCTCGGAGCGGTTCGTCAACATGATCGACAGCGAGGCAAGAAGAATCGGAATTGAGAATAGATCAATTCTTCCGAAGGCCATTGCCGATGACATTATTAACAGAACCTATAGCAGAGACCCGCGAGACGGAGCTGTTATTGGTTCTGCCGTAATCTTGCAAGAAAAAAATCGGTGGGGAGACAAGGCTTGGAAAAAGATTTTTCCGCAGTTAATTAAAGAGCTTCCCGGATCGGCTGTTGCTATCGGCGCTGGCATGAGAGAGGGGCCGGCCAATCGGCTTATTGAGTTGTCTCAGATTAAGGAAGATGATTTTAATAAATTGCTTCCATCAGGAACATCTCCAAAAGACGTTAAAGATTCCATCTCTGATGCTTTCCAGCAAATTGAAGCGTCTTTTTATGGTCAAGCTGGCGACAGCGAAACCAAGATCATTATGCAAGACGCAATTTATCGGCTTGCTGTTGATTACATTCGGGCCGGTAAAGGAGTTAATTCTGCTGTTGAGCAGGCGTATCAAGAAGTTGTTGGAGAGCGTTACAATCTTGCAGAAGTTGATGACGCAACTATTAGAGTTCCGAAGTTTCTTGATGGCAAGCCTATTACTGTTAGTAACTCAGAACTTCGCACAGGGCTTCGTGATTTTAAGAACGAGGCAACTAAAGAGCTTGGCTTTGGGGTTGTTCGCGGATCATATTGGCAGACAATGCAGAATGACCAAGTTGTTATCTTGATGAAAGATGGTCAGCCTGTTGAAAGACCGGGCAAGGAACCGCCTTATATTACTTATTCTTGGCAAGATATTAAGAATAGGTCTGCAACAAAGGGTTATGCTGGAGAACGAAGGGCAGAGCGTCTTCTTGAATCTTCCAAAACTGCGCGTGGGTTTGCAGAATGAGCTTTGAAGGTCTTCTAGATGTTCGTCGTCGCGAGCCGCAACTTGAAACTCGAGAGCTTTCTCTTGGCGAGGAGCTAATTGAGACCGCTCGAGAAACGTTTGAATTTAATCCTATTCAAGCAATCCAGCGCGGAAGAAACTTGCGTGAAGCGTATCGAATTGGAAATCCTATTTCTGCTGAAGCGGCTAGAGCGCAACTGGCTGATGCGCGACTTGACACGCAACTAACTGTTCCAGATCAGGGCATTACACAAGAAGCACTTGATATTCTGATTCAGCGAAAACGAATTGAAAACGCAAGAAACGAAAAGTTTGCTACCAGTCCCGGCGGCTTTGGTCGTGGTGCTGCTCGATTAGCGGTTGGGCTTGGCGTATCGTTTTTCGATCCTGTTAACATCGTTTCTGGCTTTATTCCAGTTGTTGGTTCTGCTCGATACTCTGCTTTGTTGCGCGCTAGAACAACGTTTGCCGGAAGAACTGCGGTTCGTGCTGGCGTTGGCGGTATTGAAGGTGCGGTCGGTGCTGCTGTAATTGAGCCGATCATTTTATCTACGGCTCGGCTAGAGCAGGCTGACTACGACGCGGCAGACTCGCTGCTTAATATCGCATTTGGCACTGCTTTGGGTGGCGGCCTGCACAGCATAGGCGGTGCTGTCTCTGAGGCTTATAGGCGTTCTCGGGGGCTTCCTCCGCTGCCTGTGGAGCGTCCTGTTGATGCTGCCGTGCGTCAGGCTATCGAGGCCGATCAGAGCCTGCCTCCGATTGGCGAGCTTGAGCCGACTCCGAGGGCGCTTGATCCAGACGATGTAATCATCGCCAGAACGCGCGAGGAGCTGATCGCTCGAGCTGCTGATGCGCCTGCCATTAACCGCCAGCAGTTGCTGCGTGAACTGGACGATGCTGAAGCTGCGCTTGCTCGTGTTGGCGATCAGGCCGGATCTACGTTGCCGTTGGATGCTCGCATCGCCCAAATAGAAGCTCGTCTGCGAGATGAGGATGTTGCGGTCTATGGGCCAGAAATAGCTGACGTTAAGGCTGTGCGTAAATTGCGGCAACGCACCGCTCGCAAACAAGCCGAGGCCGAATTGCGCGCCGAAGAGGATTCATCGATTGACTTGCAGATCGACGCTAAGGCTCGGTCTGAGCGCGCACAGCGCGAGGTGCTGCGTCTTGCTCGAGCACAAGAAGCTCGTCGCTTGCTGGATAAAATAGAGGCCAACAAGCCGCTGTCAGCAGAGGATATGGAGATCCTACGCGCAATCGACGCGGAAACCATGCCGGGAAGTGCTCGCAATATCGCAGAGCAAGTGCTGCCGGAAACCCGCCGTGCCGCTCTGTCTACCGGTGTTGCGCAGGCGATGGATAGCCGCCAAATCAACGTCGAGCCGATCGTCGGCCTTGATCCGTCGCAGCGACAGAAGAGCCCGGTAGATCCGCTCACCTCTGCTCGCAACGCGGCCATTGAGAACGCTCGCCCAGATCAGGCTGCAATGGTGGACTTTGAAGCTGCCGCAGAGATCCCAGAGCCGCGAGCAGTTCCTGCGCTTGATGCCGCTGCACAGGCACTTGATGAGGCCGTTGCCGCCGCTGACGAGGCTGTTGCCGCGGTCAACACCGAAAGCCAGTTCCGCGCGAATCGACTAGTGCAGGAAGAGGCTGCCGAGTACGGCGAAATCCCGACTACCGTCGACAATGTGTCGAACGTCGAGGCTGCTTTTGAGCGCGCTAAAGGTCGAGAGTTCGCAAACAATCGCGAGTTCAAGAAAGACATCCAAGATGCGGTTAACGCCGCTGCTCGAGAAGCTGGTGTCGATCTTACAGAGTTCACGCCTGATGTTGAGCGATACCTTATTCGCATGGCCTTGCGCGAAGCTCGCATTGCCTTACGCGATAACTCGAACGCGATCGGTTGGTATAACGAGAAAGTTACCAAGGCTCTGCGAATTATCTCGTTAATCCATCCGGAGATTTTGTCTAGCCGTGAGGATCGTCTCGCCTTTACTTGGGCGCTGGCTGTTACGTCTAACGGACTCAAGGTAAACAAAAACTTTGAGCTGGCGATGAAGGCATACGAGTCATGGAGAAAGACAGGAGAAATGCCTGTCAATGTCGGAATCGGCACGGCAGCTTCGCAAATAGATGACGGATTGCGCCTTTATAACGTAATGCTCAAGCAGCATGGATTCGATGCTCTTGAGAAATTTATGCGAAACAAGGATACGGTGAAAAACATCACCGCATTCTCTGGGCTTAAAGTTGGTGGCGAGAATATGTCAACCGAGGTATATGGCTCTGCCATCCTCGGGCCAAAAATTGGCAACGGATTCTTCTCAAATCTGTATGGCAATTTTGAGCAGCTTACAATGGATCGGTGGCTGGTTCGCACTTGGGGCCGCTGGACTGGCACTCTGATTGAGGAAAACCCGGCGCAGGTTCGCGCCAAGCGCAAATCCCTAACCAGCCTTGTCCGTTTGCTGGACAGCGCGCAGCGCAAAGAGCTCGAGCGCATTCTTGGCAAGCGCGTTGCTGTTGCCCGCCCTGACGAACTTGCGTTTGCTATTGCTAAAGCAAGCACGAACAAGCAAAACCGCACCGCATTAAATGCGATTGGCGCAGGCTTTGATGAAAAAGCGTTAAATGAAATTGTCGGAAAACCCAAAAAAGACAAGCCAAGGGTTGGTCTCGGGGATGAGATCCGCAAGACTGGTAACGCCTTGTCAAAGTATCTTGACGGCCAAAAAGAAATACCTGATGGGCCGCCTGAAAGAGGCCGTATTCGCAAGGTATTTAATGCTGTTCTGGAGCGACTCCAAAAGGACAATCCAGATTTGACAATGGCCGACTTGCAGGCTTTACTTTGGTATCCGGAAAAGCGACTATATGACGCAGCAGGAGCATCAGATGCAGAAGTCGAAGCAGGATATGCAGACGACGCAGCCCCAGACTACGCAAACGCCGCAGCCAAACTTGCCGAGCAGCGAGGAATCTCCAGAGACGCAATCTCCGGAGTCACTCGCGCAGTTGATGAAGAGCTACAGGCCGAGCAACTCGCAAGACGAACAGGGCGAGGAGATCTCGAGGTTTCTCGAGGCTTAACCGTAAATGAAGGACTCCAACGTTACCTCGCCGAAGGCCCTGTTCGAACGCAGGCTGGCCCGGGGGCAGTTGCTGCCCAACGGCAAGCGGTTAGGGCCGTGGAGGACTTACGATCAGCCGACTCTATACTCGCCCTCTCCCTCTCTGATCAGTATGCAGAGCGTCAAAGAGTCTCGCTTGTTGGGCAAAAAGTAGCCGATCACGCCGACCTTGCTGTGCTAGCGCAAGTTTACCGCGATCCTCGTTTTGAGACGCTGCGGTATTTCTTCGTTGACCGTAACGACAACATCATTGCGCAAGCTGGCCTGACATCTCGCTTGCCGGGGTCTGCTGTTGGCTTTGTTGGCGAAGGCAAACAATTCTTGGGTGAACTAGTGCAGCGCGCTATCTTCTTGGGTGCAAAGGGTGTGTATATGCTGCACAACCACCCAAGCACCAATCCAAATGCGAGCACAGCAGACATCGACTTCACTCGTAGTGTGTCGAAGTTTATTGCGAAAATGGGGGTTGATCCAAAAGGTCATGTCATCGTTGATACGAATCAGTACACGGTGATCGATGCAGATGGCAACGCGCAAACAATTTCCAAGGACTTTGGGCAGTCCGATCCAAAGAAGCTAATGGATATTGGCGGTCAGCCGCTGACCACTCCCGAAAGGCTTGTCAATATTGCCAAGCAAATCGAGGTTGACGAGGACGCTGTTGTTATCGCTGTGACCAACGCGAAACTGGTTGTTCGCAATCTTGCTGTATTGCCTAGTGAGCAACTTCGAAAAGGATCTGCTGCGGCAAGAGTGGCATTGCTGCGAACTGCTCTTGAGGCTCAAGGACAGTTTTTATTTGCTATCGGCAGAAACATGGAGACGCTTAACGCGATTCAAGACTTCGTTGTTGATCGCGTATTTATTTCTCCTGATGGCCGATACGTCACAGCGTTTAATCCCGATATGCGATCGCCGTTCCCAGAGGATCGTCGCGCTCGAGTATCGCCAGACACCAGCCCTGCGTTTGACTATCTGCGCAAAGTCTCTCTTAAGGATGCCAAGCGTATGCGCTCGGTTGCCGAAGAGGGTGGCGTGTACAACGCACCTGAATCCAATGCGGAACTGCGCCCGTTCAACGATGCTATACAGCGAGCCGATATCTACGCTCGCGCGGTTCGTGCCGCGGCAGAGCGCATCGGCAATGACGACGCTGCTCGGGCTGCAATGCAGGCCGCGACGAACAATCAGCTCGGCGCATATGAGATCGACCAATTACTTGAGCAACTCAAGACCGAAAACCGCACGGTTCGCTCACGATTGAAGAAAGCGCAAGCTCAGTTCACCGCAGACGAGACTGCTGACTCGCTCCAGAGCGATGCTATTCGCGCAGCCAATGCTGTTGCTAACAACGTCAAGCTCGATGCCACAATTGCTGCTCGTAACGCCGCGCTGACGCTGGCTGCTAGAACCAAGATCGTTGGCCGGGTCATTTCGCAATTTGCGCAAAACCCGCGAGAGGGAATCCTGTCTGTTCTCGGCGGCTCATCGTTTGCTCGGTTCGGGTCGAAAGATTCTGTGTTCCATTGGCAGCGCACCTACTTCACGCGCTGGACAAAGGGAATGCTCGCAGAGCTTGAGCAGGCTGGCGTCGGCGAGGCTTTCATGAGCAACGCCTATGGCCGCGATGTCGCTCGCGCGCTATATCAGATGGGCCGGCCAAACCCGCGGCTCGAGGGGATTGTCCCCGAGGCCGTGACGATTGCGAAGATTGTTTACAAGTATCGCGAGGATGCTCGCAATACTCGCAATCGATTCGGCGCATGGATTCGTGACCTGACCGGATACATCACCCGGCAGCAGCACGACTTCACCAAGATCCGCACGGCTGGCGCAGAAGAGTGGAAAGCTTTTGTTCGGCAGCGGCTTGATGTCGATCGCACTCTGGAGCCGGGTCAGAATCTCGAGGAGTTCCTTGATATTGTTTACGACGATCTGGCTGCCGGTCGGCATTTGTCTGCTGTTGATGCGGAAGCTGCTGCGTATACGACGCCGGGCTCACTTGCCCGTCGCGCGTCACAGTCTCGCGTCATCTACTTTCTTGATGCCGATTCGGAGTTTGACTATCTTGAGAAGTTCGGCTCCGGTAAGTTAAACGAGGCCATTCTCGGCGACTTGAGTCGCGCTGCACAGCAGGCCGGCATGATGCGCATTCTTGGCCCGAATCCGGAATACACGCTCAAGGCATCAATGGCTGAGATTGAAGCATCCTTGCGTGGAGATCCAGAAGCTCGAGCTGACTTTGCAGATTCCAAAGATGAAGCAACTAATTTGTTGACGATGTTGGACGGCAGAGCCAATGTGCCGGGCAGCCAGATTAGTGCTCGAGTTGGATCTAACATCCGAGTCGTGCAATCGATGGCAAAGCTCGGCGGCGCTGTGATCTCAGCGGTCACGGATCTTCCCGTATACGCTAGCCAAATTCGATATCAGGGCCGAGGTGGCCTGCTCTCTGGTATCGGCGAGGGTATCGGCAATCTGCTCCAAGGGCGCGCCAAGGGCGAGCGGAAACAAATTCTGAACATGATCGACAGCGTAGCCGAGGGGATTATCGGCGGCGTCGCGATGCGCTTTGACTCGGATGACATCATGTCTGCCGGGTCTGCTGACCTGATGCGAATCTTCTTCCGTCTCAACGGACTGGCTTGGTGGACTGACACCTTGCGAGAAGGCATGGAGCTCGGCACCGCTAACTGGCTCGGCAACTTGCGTAACACCGGCTTTGACGGGCTTGATGCGAGCGCAAAACGATTGTTTGAGCAATACGGAATCACAGCTCCAGAATGGGATCTGCTGCGCCGCGGGTTTGTATCTGATAGCAAAGGCAAGTTCTACGTTGTGCCGGAGGCAGTCAGCAGATTGCCGCAAGAAGCGATACTATCGTATCTCAATACGATCGGGCGCTCGACGACTGAGACAGCGGTTGCCAATGCTCGCCGAGACTTGTCCGATCGCTTGCGCAACTTCATCGTTGATCAAGCCATGACTGCTGTTATCGAACCTGATGTGCGATCGCGCTACTTCTGGACTCGCGGCATCAAGCCCGGCACATTCTGGGGTGAGATCGCTCGATACATCGCTCAGTTCAAGGGCTTCCCGACTGCGCTTACCCGTCAAGTATTTGGTCGAGAGATTTATGGCCGCGGCTATAACTCACTCGGCGAATACATCAAGTATGGCAAGGGCGATATGTTGGGGCTCGCGCAGATGATTTTGGCGATGACCGCCTTTGGATACGTCGCAATGGTTGCCAAGGATTTGATCAAAGGCAAGGAGCCTCGAGATCCGACGTTGCCGCAGACATGGACTGCTGCCATGCTACAAGGTGGTGCGCTTGGCATTTACGGCGACTTCTTGTTGGGGCAGAACAACAGGTTCGGCAGAAACATCATCGACACTCTGGTTGGCCCGACATTCGGCGTTATCAGCGATCTTGATGATTTGCGGCAGCGAGCCATGCGCGGGGACGATGTGGCCTCTTCGGCATTCCGTATGCTGATCTCCAACACGCCGTTTATGAACTTGTTCTATACCCGTATAGTTCTGGATTACCTGATCCTTTATCAGATTCAGGAGGCCCTCGACCCGGGCAGCCTGCGACGTATGGAGCGTAGGGTCGAACGCGAGCAGGGGCAGGAGTTCTTGCTGGCCCCATCTGAAGTAGTGGAGTAAACCATGACCGTTTCATCATCGACATCTCGAGTCAGTTATTCTGGCAACGGCGCTACCGTCGTGTTTGCCGTCCCGTTTTACTTCCTTGCGAACAGCCAGCTCTTGGTAGTGCTGCGCTCGTCGACTGGAGTAGAAACGACACAGGTGCTTGGAACCAACTACACCGTCACAGGTGCAGGCGTTCTGACT